ATATTTCGCATTTGGATTATACCTGCCAGCCAGAACATCTTTGAAAACAACAACACTCGAAGGAGCTTTATTTTCCTCATCCCATATGCTTAGTCCTTTTATACCTTCTATATCTCTACCCGGGTTTCTTATGGATAGAGAACCCTGTTTTTTGGTTGAAGTAAATTCTCCTCTTTTTTTCTTTTCACTTTTCTCCTCGTTATAATTGTGTACAAACATTGCTATATACGCTTTATTTAAGTCATCCTCTTCATCACTTGTCGAAGTTGCCAAACTCGCCATATATAATATACTGCTAAATAAAAAATATGAGCCTTAGCTCACTATTCTTCCCTCCTATTAATTATTATACTTAATCAAACAATTCGGTGTCTTTCTCTTCGTCAGAACCAAATTCATCATCAGATTCATCCAATTCCGATTCAATTTCACCTTTCTCCTCGTTATACCATCCCAAAAATGCTTCTGTTTCTGGACAATCCGTTAAGAATACACGATTATCTTTATGAAGTTTCAATGATTCGCCCATCTGGCTCCAATGTGTCCACGATTTAAAACCATCTTCATCGTATTCGCTCAGCGTATTTTCAAATGAAACTTGGTCTTCTTCTTCATCTTCATCTTCAACAGCAGCGACTTTCTTATCTTCAACCGCAACTTCAACAGCAGCGACTTTCTTATCTTCAACTTCAACTGGTGTAAATGATTCTACGTGGTTGCCTACAACCTGGCCTTGTTCATCAACCATATCTACGCCCTCTTCGGTTTTAAGCTCTGGATTAACATCATAAGTCTTATTATTGAATGGTTCATCTTTAACGCTTTCCAAATACGCCCATGTATCTAACGATATCATATCTTTACCTGGACTCTTTCCATTTTGAACCCACGTTGTGCGACCACTCTTTTCGCTCGTCAAATATTTGCGATAAAGTTTAACTCCAACAGGAATTTCTTCATCCAATTCCTCATCTGTATCTTCAACGGCAATTTTAGCAGCCATAACACTACTCTTCTTTACCGGTGCTTTATACCCAGGACTAAAGTTTCTCTCTTTTTTATTCCATTTATCCGTAAGCGATTCAAATACCAATGTAGCTTCAGGCGACCAATTGTTTGGGTTATGCCTATACACCATAGGGTCCGAACCATCTTTTTTACGAGCGATTCTCAACGTTTTACGATTGATACCCTTCATACCGTGGTCGGTTTTATTTTCGTTTTGGTCGGCAAATTCAACGAAAATCTTTTTAGTATAACTACTATCAATTTTAGGACCAGCATTTGCTTCCTTAGCCTTTTTCGCCGCTAACTTCTGCTCTTTTGCTAATGCCTTCTCTTCCTTAGCCTTAGATGCTGCTAATGCCTTCTCTTCCTTAGCCTTAGATGCTGCTAATGCCTTCTCTTCCTTAGCCTTAGATGCTGCTAATTTCTTCTCCTCCTTAGCCTTAGCGGTTGCTAATTTCTTCTCCTCCTTAGCCTTAGCGGTTGCTAATTTCTTAACTTCTTTAGTCGCCTCTTTCTCTTCCTTAATACGCAACTTTTCAGCCTTTTCTTCATCAGACATAACTTTCTTCTTAGATTTAACTGGATCAGCTCTTAATAAAGCTATTTCCTCGCTATTCATAGCGATAGCGCGGTCCAATGAACCGACTTTATCCAAGAACTCCTTGACGAGCATAATTTCTTGTTGAGACAACGTTAATTGTTGGGTATTCATGTTTTTTTTAATTTGTGTGTTTTGGTTTTGTGTAGTATTAGTTACTTGCATTTAGTTATATGATTCAATATACAAGTAAATTTATGTATCAATTTTTCAAGATTTCTCAAGGTTAAATCTTCAAGGTACCTTGAAACATTTTTTCACATGTATTAATATATGAATGATGATTTTATAAATAGACATTCCTCAAAAATAGGTTTTTTATTTGTATCCTTTATTGTAATAGCCAGTGGTTATGTTACACAAGTTTTACCATGTCAAACACAAAATTATTTACAACATAGTGTTATGGGAAAACATTTAATAGGTTGGTTAATATGCTTTTTATTCATAATGTTAGAAGGAGGGTGGTCTTTCAATATGACTACACAAAATAAAGCAGATGTAGATTGGTCAAATGGTAATGTTTTAGATACATTGATGTTTGGATTAGGGTTATATTTAATTTTCTTATTCACAGCCAAAATGGAACTAATTACAAACTCTATATTAATGCTATTATTGTTTATCGTATATGCTACAAATACACAAAGATTATATTGGCATAATCGCGAATTAATTACTGATGATGAAAATAAACGATTAATTGATATAACAAGATACACACTTATTGCTTCTATTATTGTATTTTTCTTCGGTATTACAAGATACATGATTCGTCAAAAAAAACAATACGGTAAGCATTTTAGCATATTAACATTTATTTCGGGTAGTGAAAAATGTCATTCATTGAAATAAATAGCTAATTATATATTATCATTTAATAATATATAATGGATAATACGAAACCAGAACCAATCAATTTATTTATTGAACAAAAAAATATGGAAGCTGAGAGCGGATTAGTAAAAATGGAAGAAGAAGAAGATGCGGCTATACAAGGTGAATTAGATGCAATAAATGAACAAAATAAGAGAAAATTAAAATTAACCAGGGAAAGAATGCGAACTGAATACCCAGATAAAGAACCCACTATTGACCTTAAACCGAAAGGAATACAATTAAATTTCCACGATATACATGCCAAATTTACTTTAGAACTGGAAACCGCAGGACTCTCACCCACTGAACGTTATAGTTATTTAGTAGAAAAAAATGAAGAAGCAAAGGCCGAAAATAATGAACCAGTCCTATTGGCTATACATGAAGCAATGGAACAAATTGATCATAAAGAACTTGGATTGGAAAATTGGGAGAAGTTTTACAAGGAAGAATATAACAAGAAAGAAGAAGAACAAAAAGGTAAAGGATGTAATTACTTAGCAGAAGAAGAAGAAGATATCAGTCATAAAGAGCCCATTGACCTACATTATAACCAAATAGACGCAATTCAAAGGGTTCGAAGACAAATAAATGCTAGCAAAAAAGAAGGCGAGGAAGAGTGCCATAATATGATTACATCATTAAACACACACAAAAAAATGGCTTCATGGGATGAAGACGATTATGATGAACAATTGGAAAGTACAAGGCGAGGACTTGGTGGCGTAGATGAATCTAAAGGGGATGTCGATAGAAGATGTGATAAAGAAAATATATCATATAACAATCATAAACGTTTATTTTATCTCAAAATGACTATGGATGATAAAGAATATGAAAAATTAACTAATCAGCAAAAAAAAGAAAAACTGGCTGCATTAAAAGAGAGAATTAAAACCATAACGGCAAAAAATTTAAATAAACAAGAAGAAAAATTAGCATTGAAAAAACTTGGATGGGAAATAAAATATACAGATAGAATACCATTTAAAAAAAATTTTGAACGCATGTATAAGGAAAAACCATCTCTTAAAGATTTTAAAGAGGCGGACGACGTTATACAAAAAAAATGTCCTAATATTTTCGAATTGAATAATTTTATTCCCGACGACCCATCAGAAATGGGAGGTCATCCCGGTGCTTTTATTAATATATATATGCCTTCAACAGAGGATGGAAAAGATGATTGTCAAATTTGGGGAGGCAAAAAATGGGTTAAAGATTCAAGAACCGAATACAATTTTTATGAATATCTTCATAAAAACCAGGACACTGATATATTTAAAAGTTTTAAAAAATATATACCCATATTTAAAGATGAAATGGGAAGGTGTCTTCCTTATCAACCAAATAGTACAGCAAAAGCTAAGAAAAAAATGCATTATTATATACCTATGAATAATTTACACAATTCTGTTCGCGTAGGAACCGAAGAAGTTAATAATTTGGATATTAAATTGGGGTTTAGAACAAGTTTTGTACACGAAAAGGGTGTTAGTGGGAACAATAGTAATTTAAAAAGAGATGTATTCCAATCCAATTCGTCAAAAATTGGATTTCGCCTTGAAGGTTCTAATTTAAAAAATAGAATTAATGAAATAAGTCATACCCAAGCATTAGAATCGGGTTGGCACGAAACCCCTTTGGAAGGTGAGATGGGCACACTAGCTTTTAAAATAAAACCGGTGGCGACTAAAGCAAAAATAAGTTATAGAGATATTAAGACTATTAAAAAAAATTTTAAATTAGACCAATACCAATTGTATATTCTTAATCCCGGATTTATATTTGATACATTTTTCTATAATACCTCAAACAAATATATTGATGATTTTGAAAGAAAATTGATTGAGTTTGAAAACAATTTTATTAAAAAAAACTTTGAAGCATTTGAAACAGAAAATTCTCCTGCCATCGCATTCATAGGATGTAGTATTTTTATTGTAAATGGTAGTGGTGGTATAGATTTCAAATTTATGGATTTCGCTCATCCTTACGTTTTATCTTGGAATATTAAAAACGCTTCTGGTGATAAAGAATTAAGTAAAAATGGCGAGATTTGTTGTCCCACAAATATGGCCACCGGCGAACCAATTGAAAACTTAAATTCATTTAATAATCAATTGGGTTATAAAGATACTTACAAAAACAAATGGCCGAATGCAGACGACCCTGATGATGAAAAGGTTAAAAAAGATATAACATACGATGAATGGTCACACGTTTTTCAAAATTTTATGGCTTCTCTCATATCTTTCGTATATTCATTTCGACTATGGAAAAATAGCAGAAAGTATTACAAAACGCCCAATACTAAAAAAAAGAACGATAAAGAACTTTATAAATCTTATAGCGAGTATAACAAACATTTTGATAAAACAGATTCAAGATTGAAATTAGCAGACCTCAGTACTGATAAAGATAATGATAAGATGGTGAAACAAGACCCATATTTTTGGACACAAGACAAGAAAATACCAATGTGGCACAATTTACAAAATAAATCTCAATCCAATCTAATGAATATACTACTATTAAAATAATTTTAAATATTAAATAAAAATTATTTTCTACCCTTTTTCTTTGTACGTCTTCTTTTTGATTTCTTTTTTGGTTCATAATGCGGATACGATAATGTTATTTCTTCACCCGCTTTTATATCTCTCTTAGCTATTAATCTTCTCCTTTTCAAATAACTATTCTCTTTCGGTGTAGCATCATTAACAAACGTAACTAAATTCCTATTTTTTTTCATATTAATAATCTTTCCTACTCTTTTTAACGAATAAGTATATCTAAAATCCTCTCCATATTTCTTTTTAAATGTATCCCATTTCATTACATGTTTCTTTTTATGATTATATGGAGCTATTGTTCTACCTTTTTTAATATTCTTCTTGGTAAATAATCCAACGCCGTGTATTTTTGATTTTTTTATTTCTAAATCATAATCGGCTGGATTATCGAACAATGTTACTCCTTTGATTCTAACCTTTCTTGTTTTTCTTCCCATTTATATTACATACACATTATCTTTTCCTCCTTCTTCTGGTTCTTTTTTTTCTCTTTGTCCATTTTTTAATTCTTTGTTTGCTACATTTACTTAGTTTTATTCCTTTCATTCTTGCTAATTTTTTCGTTACGCGTATTAATTTCCTCGTTGCTTTTTTGTTTGGGGCGGATAAACATATTATTTTCTTTTTCATACGTTTTTTACAGTTTCTTTTCTTTCTTTTTCTCGTTCTCTTTCTTTTCTTTTTCCTCTTTCTACGCGTTCTTTTTTTTCTCTTCTTCTTTCCTCCTTGCATTAAAAAAAACTTATCATCCTTATCAATAAATACTTTCATTTTTGGATTTATATTTCCAGCCATCGTTCCTTTGAAACCTTCCCCTTCTTTCATTACAAATGTTTTATAATGTTTCTCAAATGTTCTATCAAATATATCGTCATCCCACTCGCCCGCATACATAGTCTTTATTTTCTTCCTAACTATTTCCATCCACTCATCTTTACGAAGAGGCTCCTGATCGTTAGCCATTAACATCGCCACCCTTAACATTTCTTGTCTAACCCCTTCTTTAAATATTGGTTTAACATACGTAGCACTTTTTAAATAATTATACGCTCTATTCGGGTCCTGCCACTCGTGATATACCAAAGGATCATTTCCTTGCTGTGGTTTTGGACCCCTTTGTTGTTTTTTTGCATAAAGAACGCTTACTAAATTATCCGTTACTCCAGCGGCCATTCTTCCCCCTGTATTAT